GGGGCGTTCGGTGTGGTTCATGTCTGTCTCCTTCGGGTTAGCCACGGTGCGCCGTGGCAAGGGTTTCATGGGGAAAGCGGGGCGCAGTCCCGAGATACAGGCGCGCGGCCAGATCCTCGATCATCGTGTAGCGCGTAGGCACGCCCCAATGCCCCGAGGCAGGTGAGCGGCCCGCGATCATGCAGCCGACAAATGTTGTCAGGCGGCCATTCTCATTGCGGTAGCGAGCCTTCGACCAGTTCACGATGCGGAGGTAGCGGTCTGACTTTTCCATCGGTCTCGTCCTTCATGTTCGTCCGTGTAATTGCAGGATGCAATATATTGGCAATGATAGTCAACCCTATAGTTGCAGAAAAATCCAATCAAATCAGGGCGCGTCAAACCAACTGAAAAGTTACGACGCACGAAAAACGTAGATATTTTTTCAAAACGACTGATTTCAGGCCCTTTGCAACCTGTTGATACTAAATGCCGATTTGAGGCTGGGTTAAGGGTAGGGTTAAGGGTAGGGTTAAGCCCTAGAGTCCAGAAGCTAGAAGCTAGATATGGTGGTGGTGGTGGTGACGCGCGCGTGAGACCACAACCCCTTGCGCTGTCGCCGCATCGCTGGCTATCGACTGACGCCCCCGATTGTGCTATCTGATTGCCATTGCATCATTGTGCGACTGGACGAGTAGAATGGCCCCCAAGAAACCCACGCCGTCGAAATCAGAACGGACCAAGCACGCCAAGCGATATGCCCCGTCTGGATTGACCTGGGGCCGTGAGCGTTTCTGCCTCGAATACGTGAAAGACCACAACGGAGCCCGATCCGCACGAGACGCCGGATACAACAAGTCAGGGGCCCGAGCGATCGCCCATGAGCTTTTGACGTTCCACGACGTGAGGGGTCGCATCAGCGAACTGGAAGGCGAGATCGCGCAGAAGCTCAGGATCGAACACCACGACGTCCTCAAGCGCCTCTGGGAAACCGCAACCGGCGACGTGAACGACATCGTCCGTGTCGAACGTCGATGCTGCCGTCACTGCTATGGCGAGCAACACGAATACCAGTGGCGCACCGAGCGCGAATACAAGCGCGCCGTCGACCAGTTCCTGAAACACGAGTCTGGCGGCGATGTCCATGTGATGATCGAACTCGGCGAGAAGATCGACGCCGGCGGTCGCATCCCCAACATGCCCGAGAACGCCGGGGGCTATGGGTTCGACGCCAGGCTCGAGCCGCATCCCGATTGCCCCGAGTGCAACGGCGAAGGCGTCGAGACCGTCCAGATATCCGACACCCGCGGCGCAGTCTCGCATCCGCTCTACGATGGCGTGAAGCAGACCAAAGAAGGCATCGAGATCAAGATCGCCGACCGCGCCAAGGCCCTCGAGCACGTCGCCCGGCATCTCAAGTTCTTCAACGACAGCGTGGACCTGAACGTCAGCGAGGAACTGCTGCAGGCCGCGCGGAACATCAATGCCGCTTCACCGCCTCTCGACCCGAAGTATGCGCAGGCCAACCGCCACCGGCTGTTTCCCGAAGACCATGAGGATGGCGACTGATGCGAGGCACGCGGGACCAGATCAACGAGGATTTCTGGCGTTTCCACGAGGCGCATCCCGAGGTCTACGCGTTCTTCGATCGCTTCACGCGCCAACTGCTGCGCGCAGGCTACGCCAACGGCTCGGCCAAGGCCGTATGCGAGCGCCTGAGATGGGAAACCATGTTTGCGCCGTACACGGGGCGGGTGAAGCTCAACAACAACTACACGAGCCGCTATGCGCGCCTCTGGGAGCACAACAACCCGCAGCACAAGGGGTTCTTTCGCCAGCGCGCCCTCAATCCCGTCTCGGCCAACTCTGTGCGCGTGCCGCAGGATGAGCAGCGGCCAGGCTGATGACCGTGCAGGCGCATAAATCCCACCAAGGGGCTTTCCCCGCAGAGATCGAGGCGGCCGCAGACATTGCGCAGCTGCCCGATCCTCTGCCGATCGACTATGTGCCGCGCAACGACACCGAGATGCTGGCCTGCCTCAAGGATCCCTTCTGGCGGATATGCTCAGGCCAGCTTTACAAGATCATGACCAAGGATGACGAGCACCAAGAAGGCGCCGTCATACCGTTCAAGCCGAACCTCGTGCAGCGCATGTTCCTCGCAGACCTGCACACGCGGAACGTGATTCTTAAAGCCCGTCAGATGGGGTTTTGTCTGGATTGCGAAACGCGTGTTCTGACCGCCGATTTGCAGTGGGTCCGCATCGACACCCTTCAACCTGGTGACGAGGTCATTGGCGTCGATGAACATGTGCCAGGCGGCCGTGGCGCGGCCCGAAAGATGCGCACGGCAACGGTGCAAGCATGCAAAAAGGTTCGGCGCTACGGATATCGCGTCCAGTTTGCGGATGGCCGGGCAGTCGTTTGCACGGATCAACACCCATGGCTGGCTCGCAGTGGAGTGAAAAGGCAACCGTTCTGGCGGGCAATGGACCGGAAGGCGCCGAACGCAGAGCGCAATCTAACCGTAGGGCATCAGGTGCGCTCTATCTGCGTGCCATGGGAAGCCGGACAGTTCGAAGATGGATGGTTTGGCGGCATGATTGATGGGGAAGGCAGTCTGTCGCTGCCGTCTCGGTCTGGTGCGTCGGTATGCGTGTCGCAGCGCCCCGGACCCGTATGGGATCGCATGGTCTCGTATGCGCAGGACAGGCAGTACCACTATCGCATTGAACACGATGAAGGGCAGCGCGAGTCCAAGCACGGCACAACGCCGGTTCCCAAGCTGGTGTTCAGCCGCACGAATGAATTGTTTCGTCTGATCGGAGAGACACGCCCGACGCGCGGATTGCAGCGCAGCTTCCGGTTTTGGGAGGGCAAGGAAATGCCCGGCAAGAGGAACATGGACAACGCCGCTTGGAACGAGATCGTCTCCATCGAGCCGGTCGGTGAGGTCGACATGATCGCGCTGGAGACCAGCACCGGCACGTTCATCGCCGAGGGGATGGTCAGCCACAACACGACGGTGATCGTGATCTCATTCACCGATCACGCCATCTTCAACGACAACCAGAGGTGCGGGATCATCGCGCAGTCGCTGCCGCATGCGGAATCGTTCTTCCGCGACAAGGCGAAGTTCGCTTACGACAACCTGCCGCAGATCGTGAAAGACCTCTATCCGATCCAGACGAGCAACACGAGCGAGATCCTTTTCAAGAACAACTCGTCGATCCGCGTTGCCACGTCCATGCGGTCAGGCACGATCCACCGCCTGCACGTCTCGGAGATGGGCAAGATCGCCGCCGAGCATCCGGGCAAGGCCGTCGAGATCGTCACCGGTTCGCTGGCCGCAGTACCGGCATCGGGCATCGCCAGCATTGAAAGCACCGCAGAGGGGCAGGAAGGCGAGTTCCACAAGATAGCAACCCGCGCCGAGCGCCGCGCCCTCGATCCGCGCCCGCTTGCGCCGAAGGAAATGAAGTTTCACTTCTTCGCATGGCACGATCTGCCGGAATACCAGACCGATCCGCGCCATGTGCGCATTGCGCCCGAATGGCACGATTACTTCGATCAGGTCGAGATCGAGCGCAACAAGCGCCTGATCCTGCCGCAGCGCGCCTGGTACATCATGACGCTCGAAAACGAGCAGAACGGCGACACCGAAAAGATGTGGCGGGAATACCCGTCGACGCCCGCCGAGTGCTGGCAGCAAAGCACGCAGGGCACATGGTACGCCCCGCAGATCGCTGCAGCGCGCGCGCAAGGCCGCATCTGCCAGATCCCACACGTCAACAACGTCCCTGTGCATACCTTCTGGGACATCGGCGCAGGCGACGGCACGGGTATCTGGGCCATGCAGGACGTCGGCACGCGCCACCGCTTCATTCGCTACTTCGAGGATTGGGCGCAAGGCTACGGGCATTTCGTGCGCCTGCTGCGCGAAACCGGCTGGAACTTCGGGGTGCATTACCTGCCGCACGACGCCAACCACGAGCGCCAGATGGAAAACCGCGTCGCCAGCCCGTTGATGCTGCTGCAGGAGATCGCCCCGGACTGGAATTTCCAGATCGTCCCGCGCGTCGATCACATCACCAACGGCATCCAGATGGTGCGCGACAAGTTCCCCGAAGCCTGGTTCAACGTCGATGGCTCGGGCGCAGACTGCGAAGCCGGGCTGAAACACGTCGAGCTCTACAAGAAGAAATGGAACGCGCGCCTTGGCGTGTTCTCGGACGAACCCGAAAAACTGGATGGACATTCCGAAGCCGCGGACGCGCTGCGCCAGTGGGCGCAAGGCTATGACCCTGCACTGTTCTCAGGTGCGACCCGGCCCAAGCGCCGGCGGCAAGGAGGCGCATTGACCGTATGACCGATTCAGAGCCCATTCTCGACCTCGACCTGCGCCACAAGACGCTGGTGCGCGGCGATATCACCGTGATCTTCACCTGGCTGCTGTCCAACCAGCGCCCGTGCATGGTTCTCGTACCGACGAAGATCATGCCCACGCATGAGCGCACCATGCCCTGCATCGTGCCGCTCGATATCGCCTTCGCATGGGACGAGGTCACAGGCGACGCCGCCGAGACCGCCGCCATGAGCTTTCAGTTCGCCGCCGGTCTCGGGATGAACCCCATGGAGATGCGCAACGTGATCAAGGTCACGTCCGTCGTGCGCGATTGCCTCGGCGACCTGCTGCGCATGCCGATGTTCCCCGCAGATCAGCGGGAAGTCGTCGCCGACGTGCTGATCACCGACACGGACACAGGCAAAACGACCGAAGCGGAGGCCGTGGACCATGTTTGAAACCGAAGATCAGCCCGAGAACCGCAATCACATCACGTCCAGGCGGAAGCGCAATGCCGATCCGCTCGACCGCATGGATTTCGGCGGCGGCATTGACGAGAAGCGCGTCCAGCGCCTCGGGAAGTCCAAGGATCTCGACAGCCCGCGCGCCCGCGATCTCTTCACCAATTTCATGGGGCATTACCGGCGCGAGATCGAGCGCCAGGGCGAGAACCGCAACGAAATGGGGCTCGACGAGGATTTCTACGACGGCGACCAGTGGGACGCGGAAGACAAGGCGACGCTCGAGGCCCGCGGCCAGCACCCTCTGGTCTACAACGTCATCTCGACCACTGTGAACTGGATGCTGGGCACCGAAAAGCGGGGCCGCACGGATTACAAGATCCTGCCCCGGCGCGAGGAAGGCGGCAAAGCAGCCGAGCGCAAGAGCCAGCTTCTCAAGTACCTGTCCGACGTCAACAAGTCAGAGTTCCATGTCAGCCGCGCGTTCAAGGATACCGTAATCCCCGGGCTTGGCTGGATCGAGTCCGGCATCCAGGAGGATGACGAGGGCGAAGCGATCTATGACCGCTACGAAACATGGCGGAACATGATCTATGACAGCATGGCGACCGAGATGGACCTGTCCGATGGCCGGTATCTTTTTCGGACCAAATGGGTCGATGTCGATATCGCCAAGACCATGTTTCCCGAGCGCAAGGCAGTCATTGACCGATCGGCCAGCACGGCGCTGACCTATACCGCCAGCCTCGACGGCGCCGGGGATGAGCAGATGGACGCCGCCGAAGAAGAATGGAGCCACACCAACGTCCATGGCGGCTATGACGGGCATATCTCGGAGCGCGCGCGTGTCCGCTTGATCGAGGGCTGGGTGCGCATCCCGACCGAAGAGCGGTTCATGCGCGGCGGGCAATTCGGCGGTGAGATATTCGACCCGCGCAGCCGCGGCCACCGCGCCGAGATCGAGCGCAACCGCGCATCGGTGCTGACCAAGGTGCGCATGCGCATGCATGTGGTCATCATGGCCGAGGATGGCTTGCTCTACATGGCAAAGAGCCCATACCGCCACAACCAGTTCCCGTTCACGCCGATCTGGTGCTACCGCCGCGGCAAGAACAACCTGCCATATGGCGTGGTGCGCGCGATGCGCGGGCCGCAGGAGGATATTAACAAGCGCGCGTCCAAGGCCCTGCATATCCTGTCCAGCAACAAGACCGTGATGGACAAGGGCGCCGTCGACGATCTCGACGAGTTCCAGGAAGAGATCGCCCGCGCCGACGCGACCATCGTGAAGAATCCGGGCAAGTATCTGGAGTTCAATGTCGACCGCGAGCTTGCCCCCGCGCATCTTGACCTCATGAGCCGGTCGATCGAGATGATCCAGCAGCTATCCGGGATCACCGACGAGAACCTTGGCCGCACCACCAACGCCACCTCGGGCAAGGCAATCATCGCGCGTCAGGATCAGGGGTCGCTGGCCACCGCGTCGATCTTCGACAACCTGCGGCTCGCCCGGCAGGCGCACGGGGCCAAGATGCTGTCTCTCGTCGAGCAGTTCATGTCGGAGGAACGCCAGTTCCGCATCACCAACATGCGCGGCAACCCGGAGTTTCCCAAGGTCAACGAGATGGACCCGGAGACCGGCGCCATCCTGCCCGAAAGCGATATCGTCAGAACCAAGGCCGACTTCATCATCAGTGAGGAAGACTGGAAGGCCACCATGCGCCAATCGCAGGTCGACCAGCTGATCGAGTTCATGACGCAACTCGGGTCAGTGAGCCCGGAACTGGTCATGTCGTTGCTCGATCTCGTCGTCGAAGTGATGGACCTGCCGCAGCAGGAAGAACTGGTGAAGCGAATCCGCAAGATCACCGGGCAGGAAGACCCCGACGCCGATCCGAACAACCCCGACGAGGAAACCATCAAGCGGAACCAGCAGAAAGAGGCCGAGGCCGAGATGCAAGGCCGCCTTGCCAATGCCGAGGTCGAGACCAAGGAGGCCGAGGCGAAGAAGAAGGCTGCCGAAGCCGAAAAGACCGGGGCCGAGGGCGCCAAGGTCATCGCCAACATTCGCGAGATCCTTTCGAAAGTCGCCGGTCAGAACGTCGAGACGCAGATCAAGGCGATGGAGGCCGCCGCACAGATCCTCGGTTCGCCCGCGCTCAACAGCGTGGCCGACAGCGTGCTGGACGAGTCCGGGTATCAGCCCGGGCCCGCCGGGCAGGGACAAGGCGCCCCGATGTCCCAACCGCCTCAACCCGCGCCGCAGCCGGCACCGCAGCAGATGCAGCCGCCTGCCCCGCAACCCGCCGACCCGATGGGCACCTACTAGCCCCGGACCACCAACCCAACTTGTCGCATGATGTGAAAGGATACGACCATGGGATTTACGCCAGCCCCGAAGATCGCCACCGCGAGCAAAGCCGCCGCCACGGGGATCTCCATGTCTCTCAGTGAAGGCAGCAAGACGCGGCTGGCAGTCGTGCGCCTCACGTTCAACGCAGAAGCGCAGAACCGCCTGTTCGGACGCGCCATCAACCCCGAGACGGACCGCATGGAGCTTCTCATCGGTCGCGGGCAGGACGAGGGCCGCGCACAGATCCGCCTCTGCGCAGAAGGCGACAACGTGATCAAGCGCGGGATCAAGGGCTCCGTCAGCGTGCGCGTCGGGCGATGGGATCTTCTGCCCGAGGGGAAATACCCCGGCAGCGCGTGCAGGGAGATCGGCGACCCGGAGAAGCAGGGCGACCAAATCGCCGTTCTTCTCATGCTGCCCGATTGGGCCAGCCCGATGAAGCGGCAGATCGCGGCCAAGCACGGCATGAGCGCCAAGCGCCATTCGGCGGAAGGTGGCGCGAAATGAGCGACCACGACGACAAGATCGTGAGCCTGACCGGCGATCCGGTGCACTTCAATGCGCCGGAGGGGCAACTGTTCTCCCCCTCGGATGTCATGGAGGGCACCATGGCATCCGAACCCGTCGAGCTTCTGACGATCGCGCGCCGGCACGACGGGTCTATGATCGTGCATGGCACGCACAACATCGCTGCGGCAAACGGCGGGTACATCGTCGAGGAAGGGGCGAAAGACCCCCGGTGCTATCCCGACCGTCGGCACGCTTTCACCGACGCGACGGACCTGCTGGAAGCCCTGCCCGAGATCCTTGGGCTGGATGGGCTGGCCGTTCAGGTGCGGCGCCTGGCTTATCCCGCCGAGTGAACTTCCGTTGACGTGTTTTCTCGCGGCCTAGACGACCTCTGACCAACGAAAGGAGCCAACACCATGGCAAACGACAAAGACGACGATCTCGAACTTCTCACCGACGAAGAGCGCGCGGCGCTTGAGGCTGACGAAGGCGAGGAAATCGACGGCAGCGCATCGCTGACCGGCGAAGACACCCAGCAATGGGTCGACAATGGCTGGGCGCGCGAGCATGCGCACAAGGATGACTCTGCCGAAGACGTCGAGGCGCAGGCCGCGTCCGGTGACGAAAGCGACGAGGATGGTTCCGACGAGGACGCTGAAGGCGCGGACGCCGCCGCCGAGGATGATCCTGAGCCGGAAAAGGCCGCCGAGCCTGACGCCGCTGCGCCGCAGCCGCGCGATCCCAAGCAGGTGCAGACGCCGCAGCACGACGCGCAGATGAAAGACCTGCGCGACAAGCGCACCGACCTGTTCCAGAAGTTCAACGATGGCGAGATCGACGAGCAGGAGTTTGCGGAGCAGGAAGGCGAGATCCAGACGCAGGCCGAGTCCATCATCGAGGAACGCGCGACCTACCGCCAGCGCGTCGCCGCCGAAGAAACGCAATGGGACAATGCCGTCGCGAGCTACTTCAAGGCGTTCCCCGACCTCAAGGCCGACCAGGCGGTGATGTCGGCCCTCGACGCCGAGGTGAAAGACGTCACCAGCAACCCGGCCTACTCCAAGCTCAGTTTCGAGCAACAGCTTTCCCTGGCGCATCGCCGGCTTGAAGCTACCGCCGAAGACCTTGGTCTGTCCAACGTGCCGCCCAGCAAGAAGGCGGCGAAGAAAGACCCCGCGCCGCAGCAGAAGAAGGCCGCGAAGAAGGAAGAGGACGGCAAGGAGCTTCATACACCGCCGCAGACCCTCGCCCGCGTGCCGGCGTCCAAGGTCAGCGACGAGGGGGACAGCAAGTTCGCATATCTGCAGCGCATGATGAACGACCGAAACGCGCATCCCGACGATATCGAGGCCGAGATCGCCAAGTTGTCGGACGCTGAGCGGGACGAGTTCTCTTCGGCGAACCTCTGACCCTCAAGCCCCTGCCATAAGGACACGCCCGCATGCTGGTTTTGAAGTTGAAGAAGAGTGACGTGGTGCGCATCGGCGACATAACCTTGGAAATCAAGGACGCCGGCGCCGGGCGTGTCCGCATCGCCTTCGGGGCCCCGGATCATGTGTCGATCCGCAATGAACCCGGTGATCCAGAAGAGATCGACGCGTGCGGCGATGACCCACCCCGCGCGGTGATAATCGGGCCGGCAGACTAGGGGGCGCAAAGCCCCCTTTTTTTCGGACACAACATATGGTATGCAAGACGCACGCTAGGCGCATGATGTGCTTATGCAGGTCTCAAACCCGCATGAGGAATCGTTATGCCCCAAACCATCATCCCCTTTGGCGACGTCAAGGCCCAGAAGAAATGGTCCTCGAATCTCGCCGTCGACTCCGTCAAAAAGAGCTACTTTTCCAAGAAGTTCATTGGCAAGGGCGAAAACAACGTCATCGAACAGAAGACGGATCTCGAAACCGAGCAGGGCGAGCGCATCAGCTTTGACCTGTCCGTGCAGCTGCGCGGCAAGCCGACCAGCGGTGACAACCGCGTGAAAGGCAAGGAAGAGAGCCTCAAGTTCTACACCGACGAGGTCATCATCGACCAGCTGCGGCACTCGGTCTCCGCCGGTGGCCGGATGACGCGCAAGCGCACCGCGCACGACATGCGCACCACGGGCCGCAACCGTCTCGGCGATTACTGGTCGAAATACATGGACGAGCTGATGTTCATCTATCTGTCCGGCGTCCGCGGCATCAACCAGGAGTTCATCGAGGACACCGACTATGCCGGCCACGCAGGCAACGCCCTGCAGACACCCGATGCGCAGCACATGATTTACGGCGGCTCGGCCGTGTCGAAAGCGACGATCACCAATTCGGACAAGATGAGCCGGAAGCTGATCGAGCGCGCCGTCACCAAGGCCCGCATGATGCGCGCCACCGACCCCGATACCGCCAACATGATGCCGGTCAGTGTCGAGGGCGAGGATCGCTACGTCACGGTCATGTCTCCCAACCAAGAGCAGGACATGCGCACCGAGGAAGGGTCGGGCTGGCTCGAGATCCAGAAGGCCGCCGCTGCGGCCGAGGGTCGCAACAACCCGATCTTCAAGGGTGGTCTCGGGATGATCAACAACGTGATCCTGCACAGCCACGAGCGCGTGATCCGCTTCGACGACTACGGGACCGGCAGCGACCTTCCCGCCGCACGTGGGCTTTTCATGGGTCGCCAAGCGGCCGTCTGCGCCTACGGCACGACCGCAGGCCAGCGGTACATGTGGAAGGAAGAGGTCGACGATTACGACAACACGCCGAGCATCGCCTGCGGTACGATTGTCGGCCTGAAGAAGACCCGGTTCAACGGGCGCGACTTCGGGGTGATGGCGATCGACACCTACGCCAAGCCCGAGAACTAAAGACCGACGCGGGCGCCTCCGGGCGCCCGTGCCGCCCCTGACGTCAGCCTGAAACAAAGGATAGACCCATGCTGAAACAGAACGACTTCGCATATGGTCGCGCCAATCAACCCGTGGGCTATTCCTCGGGCCTCGTCTGCGCCGCCATTCTGACCTACGACTTCCCTGTCGACTTCACCAGCGCGGATGACGTGCTCGAAATCGGCTTCGTGCCGGGCGGGGCCCAGATCGTCGGCGCCACGCTGATCGGCGAAGGTCTCGGGGCCATCACCGCAGATATTGGCGTGCTCGACGGCGAAGCGGGGTCCACCGATTCCGGCCGCGCGCTGACCACCGATCTGATCTTCGATGGCGTGTCCGTCAACGACAACGAGGCCCCTGCCACCGTACTGGACTGCCTCGCCGTCGGGCGCACCAACGACCACCGCGGGCTGGGCGTGACCCTGAGCGGCAATGTGACCGTCGGTTCCGGCAAGAAACTGACCGTCGTCCTTCATTACGTCCACTGATCTCGGACGCGATCTGGCCGTCCCTCGCGGGGCGGCCTTTCCCCATTCCAGGAGTCCAGCAAGATGCTGATCATCTCGAAAATCGAGCGCGTCGGCGGTACCCGCGTCAGCCTTGACGGCGCCGAATACCTCTTCGAAGAGCGCGAGGCCGGCGGCCCGCATATCTGCGACGTCGAGAACGACGCGCACGCGAAGCGCCTTCTGTCCATCCCCGAGGGGTTTGCCGCGGCTGATGGCTCATTCCCCATGCGCGCCGTCGCGGCTGATGCCGAAACCACGTTTCTGGCGACGCCGGTTGATGAACCGCAGCCCGACGACACCGCGCCCGAAGGCGATGGGATCGAATCCGTGGACGATGAAAGCGACGACGTTCAGGACACAGCGCCCGAGGATGACGGGCTCGACGATTACGACGAGGGCTCGCTTGCACAGGCATACCGCGACGAGTTCATGCAGAAGCCGCACCACAAGATGAAGAGCGACCGCATCATCCGCGAGATCCGTGAGGCCCGCGCCGCGCGGGCCAACTGAGGGACGGCGCCATGCCGGCCCTGATCGCAAAGGACGTGCTCGAGCGCGCGCAGACCTTTCTGCAAGACCCCGACGCCGTGCGGTGGCCGATTCTCGAACTGGCCACCGCGCTCAATGACGCGCTCTTGGAAATCTGCCTGGTCAAGCCATCCGCCTGCGCGGAGACGGTCATCCTCAACCTGCAGCCCGGCACTTTGCAGAAGCTCGAGGCCGATCAGGCGCAGTTCCTGCGCGCCGTTTGCAACATCACCAGCGCGGCAGAGGCGCCGCGCGCCGCCGGCCCGGCCATCACACCGATCGAGCGCGACGCCTTGGACAACCAAATCCCCGGCTGGCACGCCGCCGCCACCTACCCGCGCACGTCGCTGGTGCAGCACGTCATCACCGACCCGATGAATCCGACCGACTTCTACGTGTTCCCGGGCAATGACGGCACCGGGCGCATGGAGGCCATGGTTGCGGTCACGCCGACGCTGATCACCATCCCGGGCGACCCGACCGACCTTGCCAGCTACACCGACGAGATCGACCTGAACCCGGTCTACAAGAGCGTGCTTATCGACTTCATCCTCTACCAAGCCTTCGCCAAGGACATGCAGCTTGCGGGCTCCAGCCAGCGCGCAATGGCATATTACCAGTCCTTCATGACCAAACTCGGCGCGCGGCGCCAGATCGAGGCCGTGGCGACACCCGACACGACCTGACACCAGACAGGAGGCCCCGCCATGGCAACCCCCATGACCAACCTGACCACCTTCCTGCATCTGGTGAACCCGCACGCTCCGGGTGCCGCCTCCCAACAGATGCTGCAAGCGTTGCGGCAATCAGCGATCGAGTTCTGCGAGCGCACGCGATGCTGGCGCCACCGGGCCGAGATCGACCTGACCGAACAGGGTCAGGCCATTGTCGCGCCGGATGAGTCCGAGATCCATGAGATCGAGCGCGCCGAGTTCAACGATATGCGCCTGACGCCCGTGCAGTTTGACGATGTGCCGTTCGAGGACATCGACACCAGCGCCGGCACCACGCCGGCCATGATCACGCAGGAGATGTTCAACCAGGTGTCGATCGTGCCCTTCGAGGCCGGGACATTGAAGGTTTCGCTGATCCTCAAGCCGCGCCACGGTGACGACATGCAGATCGGCGCGGACGGGTTTCTGCAGAACGCCTATGACAGCGTGCCGGCGTTCCTGCACTCGCGCTATTCGGAAACCATCGCCGCCGGCGCCATTGCGCGCCTTCTCGTCATGCCGCAGCAGCCGTTCACCAACCCGGATCTTGCCATGCTGCATGGCCGGCGCTTCGACCAGGGCGTCGACAATGCCAACGGCGCTCGCGTGCGCGGGCAGCACCGCGCCCGGCCGCGTTCGCGCGCGGCGTTCTTCTGAGGGAGTGAACCATGCGCATGCGCCTCAACACCTTCCAAGGCGAATACCCGCGGCTCTACAAGACGCTGTTGCCCGAGGGCGCCGCACAGGTCGCGCTAGACACCAACCACGAGCGCGGCACCATCAAGGCGCTGCATGACGATCTGGCGCTGCATGACGCCGGGGCGACGCCGCCGGTGGATTTCTACCTGCATAACGGCGCGACATGGCTGACCTTCGACAAGAATGTCGACGTGGTGCCGGGGCCGGTGGCCGATGACCGGCTTTACATCACGCGCGAGAACGACGTCCCGATCGTCAAGGTCATGAGTGATGGCGGGGCCGAGTATCCGCTTGCTTTGCCAACCCCGCCCGCGCCGCCGATCACGTCCATCGCCACCGATTCCGGCGCGACGCAAGAGTCCGAAGTGCTGTTCGTCTATACGTGGGTCTCGAGCCTCGACGAAGAGAGCATTCCGAGCCCGCCCAGCACGCCGCTTGCCGTGCCCGATGGCAGCACGGTCGAGATCAGCCTGATCGACCAGCCGCCGAGTGGGAGCCGGATCAATCGCGTGCGCATCTACCGCAGCCAAACGACCGCGCTGGGCGCGACCGAGTTCTTTTTCGTGAAGGAACTCGAGGCCGCGACCAACCTCTATGTGAACGACCTCGACACCGATCCTCTGCAAGAATTGCTCGCGAGCGCCAATTACGACCCGCCGGTCGACGATCTCCGCGGCATCACAGGCATGCAATCGGGGATGATAGCCGCGTTCGCCGGCAAATCGCTCTATTTCTGCGAGCCGTACAGGCCGCATGCGTGGCCGCTGAGTTACGAGTTGATCAGCGAAAACCCGATCGTCGGCTTGGCCGCGTTCGGCTCAATGCTGGCCGTCCTGACGACGGGCGAGCCCTATGTCGTCCAAGGCACCGCGCCCGAGAACCTGATCATGGAAAAGATCGAGCAGAGCGCGCCATGCGTGTCCAAGGATGGCATTGTCGATCTTGGCTATGCGGCAGCCTATCCCAGCACGGACGGGCTGATCACCTTGTCGCAGTCGGGCGGCGCGCAGAACATCACCCGCGGCCTGTTCGAGCGCGACCAATGGCGCGAATTCCGGCCCGAGACGTTCAGCGCCGGGCGACGCGATGGATCCTACGTGTTCAGCTTTGACCCGGGCGACGGCGGCGGACGACAGACGGCGATGATCGCCTTAAGCGCGGACCAGCCGAGCTACATTCGCACGTCCAACGGCGCGGAAAAGCTGCGCTTTGACGTCTATACCGGCAACCTGCATTTCATCGACGGGTCCGCGATCATCCAGGAGTTCGCCAGCAGCCAAGCCGGCTACATCGCGGCCGATTGGCAATCGTCGCAGTTTCACCTGCCGACCCTGACGAGTTTCGGCGTGCTTCTTGTCGAGGGCGATGCTCTGGATGACCCGTCCGCGTTTGAGGCGATCGTCTACCGCGACGGGCAGGAACACACCACGATCACCAAGATGAACGAGCCCTGCCGGCTCAAGGACGGGCTCGGGCGCCGCTGGTCGGTGAGGGTCAAGGGCAAGGTCGAGATTAGCCGGATCACCCTGGCGGGCGAAGTCACAGAGATATGGGGCTGACGCATGTTCAAGGGACGCAACACACGAGACCTTGAAACACTCGCGGGCCGCCGCGGTAACACCGGGCAGCGCGCGGTGCTTTGGGACGAGATCGACCAGATTACCCGGCGCGTCGCGCAGAGTTTCACCGATGGCGGCGTCAGTACCGGCGGCGGATCGGCTGGCGCAATAGACGAGTCCGCGCTCGAAGACTATATCGCCAACACCAGCCCGAGCGTGCAGCAGATCAACCAGACGATTGACAGCACGACCACTTTCATCGGCAACCTGACCGCCGACGCGCGCGCCACCCTGCCGGATCTGGATCAGGCCATCACCGATGCGCGTAACGACGCGCTGGATGCGGTCAACGTCGCACAGGGCGAGATCGACACGCTGACCGGCGCTTACACCGGGACGCTGCCCGATCTGGAAGCGGCGATCACCGCCGCGCGTAACGACGCGACTGCGCAGATCGACACCGCAGAAACCGGGCTTCAATCCCAGATCAATGGCGTCAGCGCCGACCTGACGAACAACTATTACACGATCGCTCAGTCCGACAGCGCAATCAGCAGCGCGGTCACAACGCTCGAAAGTTCTCTGCAGACGGAGATCAACAACATTATCGCAGCCGGTGATGGGTCCGAGACAGTTCAGACCTTGAGCGCCCGGCTAGACGCGGACTTTTTCACGAAGACCGAGACAAACACCGCAATCAGCGCCGCAACGACCAGCCTTGAAGCCTCGCTGCAGACCGATATCTCCGAGGTCGCCGAGACGTTTCCCAACTTCGATTTCTCGCAGGGGATTACTGGCTGGCGGGGCAAGGCAATCGACCAGGGCAGCTACAGCATTGTGACCGGCCCGGAGTTCATTGGCGGGCAGGCGTTCCGCCAGGTGGGCGTCCTCAACAGCACCAACTTCCTGGCGCCGGTCGACAGCCGGAAAACCGTCATCGACACAGCCCGCGCATATCGCGTTAAGGCCCGTTTTCGCGTGGTGGGAACTGTCCCAAGCGAGATCTTCTTTGTCATCCGCTTTGAGGACGTGAACGGCGACTACATTTCCGACTACTTTCCCGCCGGCTTCGGGCTCGGAGTTAACAACACCCCCGTCCAGAACAATGGCGCGTGGGTGTCGGTTTCAATAATGAGCGGCATCGGGACAGACAATCCGTTTCCAGCGGGCGCGTTCAAAGCCTATCCCCAAATATCTCTTGGCAATCAGCAGGGGCCTGATTCTATTGTCGAACTGGATGAACTAGCCCTGCTGGAGGTGACCGATAGCCGGGAGGTCGCTGCAACTCTGGAGCAAAACTATCTGACGATCGCGGAAACCGATCAGGCGATCTCCACCGCGACCACCGCGCTCCAGTCCAGCCTTGAGAGCCAGATCGGCACGCTGAACGCGACGCTGACGGAAGATTACTTTACCTCGGCCGACACGACGCAGGCAATCAGCGCCGCTCAGGCGACCTTGCAATCGAACATTGATACGGTCTCCGCAAACCTGACAAGCGAGCAGGCGACGCGTGCGAACGCTGACAGCGCGCTCACCACCAGCCTGAACACACTGACGACGCGCGTCGGAAGCGCAGAGGCGGAGATCGCCGGCGAGCAGATCGCCCGGTCTGATGCGGACAGCGCGCTCGCATCCGATATCTCGACGGTTTCCGCCAACCTCGCCACAACCGACGCCTCGGTGACGCAGACCGCCAACGCAGTTGCAACTATCGAGAGTTTCGCCGGAGCGACATACACGCTGCGCGCGTTGGCCGGGGCCGCCGAGGGCGTGCTGGAACTTGTCGCCGCTGATGACCCGATAAACGGGCCGACTTCTGCGCTGCGCATCGACGTGACGCAGGTGAACATTGAAGGCCGCTTAAACGCCGATTGGATCACCGGCGGTTTCATTCGCGCCAACCAGATGAAAATTGACGACCTTCTGTTTCTCGACTCTGGTAGTGCCGGATTTTCCATCGACAAAACAAGTGCTTATGATGTTAACAGCGATGGCATCTACATGGGCCGCACAAACGAATTGGATGGCTCCATCGGGTTCGGTTTGGCGTTTTCCAAGACCGATGATATCACAGGGCTTCGCCAATCCATAGAAGCGACCCGGCGCAACGGAGTGCGGCTGTTCAACGCCAACCATTACCGCACCCTGTCCGTGCCGCTCAATCCCCTGCTCTACACCGATCCGCAAACTGTAGACCTGACCGGTTACAGCCGGGTCGATATCTTTCTGGTCGGCGGTGGCGCGGGCGGCAACGCCGGCGACCTCGACGGGCAGGGCACAGCCGGCGGTGACACTGTTGTCGTGCTGAAAGATGGCGCGACGGTGATTGAAACCTGGACCGCAGTGGGCGGGCAGCCGGAGGTTGAATCCGTGCGGAATCGTGCCCCCGCAACGCGCGGAGAGTCGAGCCCGTGGGGCACCGGCGGCGCGGCCGGTGCCAATTTGTCCTACGAGACGTATGATCAAAATGTCGCCGGCGGCGAGGGTGACACTAGGCTCGCAACGCGTCCAGTCGATGAAACGTCCGGCGGTAATGCAACGGGATACGGCGCAGGCGGCGGGGGCGGCGGCGCAAGTCAACCGCAAGACGGCGGCGGCTTGGGCGGTCAATCAAGCCCACTCGTTTCCATTGTTGGCTACGATATTTCAGGCATGTCTGCGCCCACGTTGGAAATTACGGATATTGGCGCTGCCGGGCTTGGTGCCAGCGGATCCGCATCGGGAGGGGGTGGCTCGCCTGGTCGGGTCCAAGTTGCAGAGAGCAACAGCGAGGACATCCCCGCTGATGTCATCCCGCTTTTGGCAACACAGAAAGGCTCCGCCAGCAGCCACGGTCCGTTTCCGGATTATGGCGCTGGCTTCTGGGTGTTTCACACATTGGATGGAACCTCTTTGAACATGGGGAAAATTGAACTTGATGAGTCTGGCGGCGAAGTGATAGCCACAACCAGCGATTATATCTCTTTGGTTTCCGCAAAGACGCCTGACGTCATTATCCCGGCTGGAATTTCCAAAACAATCAGGTTTTTGTTCTTCAAAATGGGGCCCTGACCATGCTGATTTACTATGCCTCGGACAACGGGAATGTTCTGTTCACAGTCGACGGCGACCCGGACGCGCCGCCGCCGGGTGATTACATCAACGTACCCGACGACACGCCGATCACCCCTCTGGAAGCGTTTGAAGTGTCCGGTGGGGCGCTTTTCGACCGCGTAGTGCCGGTGATGCCCGACCATGTGGATGCAGAGATTGAGCGACGCTTGCGCATGGGTACGGGAATTGCCGTAACGGGTATTGGCGACATTCCGGTGCAGGGCCGCGATCGGGACATGGCCATATTCCCCAACCTGCGGGACAGCGCGAAGGAATTGCAGGAAGCCGGCATAACGGCCGCTGTCCTGCCCTTTCGCGACCGGGACAATGTCACGCACATGCTGACGCCGACGCAGATGCTGGAACTGGTCTCGGGTGCGCGCATGGCAGCGCAGGCGCTTTACAGCGCAATGTGGGATCTCAAGGACGCCAACCCGATACCGCAAGATTACACCGATGACAGCTACTGGCCGGTTTCATCCTGATGCAGCTCGCGTGCCGTCTTCTCATGTTTTCCGGGGGTCTGGATAGCACATACGTCCTCAAGAAGTTCCTGACGGAAACTGACGGCGTCATCTGCGTGCATCACATTCACTTGGCAAACCCGGATCGCAGGGGCGAGGCCGAAACCAAAGCCTGCCAAGCCATCATCGACTATTGCAAAGCCAATTATCGCACGTTTTTCTACAGCGAATCCAACATCGACCGAACCGGCATGACAGGTTTTTTCGGGTTCGACGTGATGACCGTCTCTTTCGAAGCCGGAATCGCCGCGGTCAATTTCAAGAACACAATGGGCGTCATGCCGACAGAATGGTACTTTGGCGAGTGCCTTGAAGATCTCGACAGCCCGTACCAGAAGATGAAGAACCGGGCCCATTGCTTGAGGTCAGCCATGCAGGCCGGATGCTGGCCCGAGAAACCGCCGCAGCTGAAAACGATTCCTTGGCCGACGAAATTGCAAACCATGCAATACCTCGCGCCCGACCTGGTCGATATGTGCTGGACGTGCCGCAATCCCAGGTCGTCAATCACTGGCCGCTACGGCTTTCGCGAGTGTGGCCGCTGCCATACCTGCAAGATGGTCAATTCCACGAGACGCGACCTGTAACGCTTCATCTTCTATTCTGCGCGCAGATGTGGTATTCGTGGCGCATCACCGCGCAAGATGTGTGGCCCGAAAGTCTTGGAACAGGCGAAAGGCCCGATATCTCATGCCGCTTCCCTCGCAAATGTTGAACGATCTGGCGCTCGAATGGGCTCGCGGCGATGACGAGGCGGCGCGGTTTCTCGTGAACGTCATGCACATGGTCCGGCTTGCCGACGACATTGCCGACGAGGACACCATGGATCCGGTCGGTGATATGTCCAACCTTCTGATCAGAGCATGGCTCGAACACGCCACCAACCCGTTTTTCCAGCGCCACAGCGCGGCTTTGGGTGCCAGCATGATGAACGGCGTTCTCATGTGGGACATGAGCGAGCATTGGCGCCACAGCAGTAATCGCAAGACGCGTATGTTCGGCTTCGTGGGGCGCGAGGCCATCGAACAGGTCGCCTATACCGTCGCCTTCATCTGCGGCGGATACGATCACGCCAAGGACGTCGCGCAGCAAATTCAGGAATTGAGCCATCAGGCTTCGTCCGAAACCTTTGAACAGTGGGAGGTCGAATAATGGGCATGTATGGCGGCGGTGGAAGCGCACCTGACCCAGATCCGAACATTGGCAAGGCCGCGATGAAATCGGCGCAGATCGGCGAGGACTATCTCGGCTTCATGAAGGAGCAGGCCGCGGTTTCGAACCGGTGGGCGGCTGACGACCGCGAACGCTACAAGACCGTGTTTGAGCCGATGCAGGACCAGTACATCACCGACGCGATGGCCGGGCCGGATTATTCCGAAGTCGACGCCGCGGTCGAGCGCGCGGGCGCGGACGCGCGCCGGCAGTTCAGCCTTGCCCAAGGGCAGGAAGAGCGCCGGCTGGCCGCGTCCGGGGTCAACCCGGCGGCTGGCCGATCGACAGAGGCCACGCGGCGGTCTGAATTGACTGAGGCCCTTGGCACGACCGGCGCGCGCAACACCACGCGCCTGCAACAGCGCAACCGGGCCGAGGACAAGAACGACGCCGAGGTCGCCAACGCGATCAACATGGGATCCGGCATGGCCGTGAACCCGGCCACCTCGCTGGGGCTATCCAACAACGCCACCTCGCAGGGGTTCAGCGGCGCCATGCAGGGCTACGGCCAGCAGGGGCAGCTTCTCAACACGCAATACAACAATCAGCTTCAATCGTGGCAGGCCGACCAGCAGCAGAGCAGTTCCATGATGGGCGGCCTCGGGTCGCTGGCCGGGCTCGGTATTTCGATGATGTCGTCCAAGGATTACAAGGAGGACAAGCGCCCGGCGCGCGGCGTGCTCGATGTCGCCAATAGCATGCCGGTCGAGGAATGGTCCTACAAGAAGGGCATCGCCGACGAGGGGAAGCATATCGGCCCCTATGCCGAGGATTTCCAAGCGGCCACGGGCAAGGGCGACGGCAAGTCGATTCCGATGCAGGACATGATGGGCGTCACCCTGGGCGCGGTTCAGGAACTGTCCCGCAAGGTCGACAAGCTGGAAGGCGGCAAGGGCCCGAAGAAGCGCAGCGTCATGGACCGTGAGATGACCGAGGGCA